TTACTCCTCCTAAAGTAGATCAAGCACAACGTGTTAAAGATTTCATGAACTATCAAGTCATGGATCAAATGAAAGAATATGAATCCGAATTTGATCAAATGCTTTTTTATTTACCTTTAAGCGGATCCACTTTTAAAAAAGTATACTACGATGATTTATTAGGAAGAGCTGTTTCTAAATTTATTCCTGCTGATGATTTAGTAGTTCCTTATTCAGCAACTTCTTTAGAAGATGCAGAAGCTATTATTCATGTTATTAAAATTTCTGAAAATGATTTACGAAAACAACAAGTAGGAGGATTTTATGCAGATGTAGATTTAAATCCACCTTCTATGAATCAAGATGATATTACTAAAAAAGAACAAGACTTAGAAGGAATTAAACAAACAAAACAAGACGACATTTATACTTTATTAGAGTGTCATGTAAATTTAGATTTAGAAGGTTTTGAAGATACAGATTCAAATGGTGAGCCCACAGGAATTAAACTACCGTATGTTGTTACAGTAGAACAAGACTCTAGAAAAGTTTTAGCCGTCCGACGAAACTATTTAGAAAATGATTTAAAGAAAAATAAAATTAATTATTTTGTACATTACAAATTTTTACCAGGTTTAGGATTTTATGGTTTTGGATTAATTCACATGATTGGTGGATTAACTAGAACTGCAACTTCTGCATTAAGACAATTGTTAGATGCTGGTACATTAAGTAATTTACCTGCTGGTTTTAAAACCAGAGGTTTACGAGTTAGAGACGATGCACAACCATTACAACCTGGTGAGTGGAGAGATGTAGACGCACCAGGGGGTAATATTCGCGATCACTTTATGGCATTGCCATTCAAAGAACCATCTCCTGTATTGATGCAATTATTAGGAGCAGTGGTAACAGCAGGTCAACGATTCGCGGCTATTGCTGATTTGCAAGTGGGTGACGGTAATCAAGGAGCTGCCGTGGGTACGACGGTAGCGCTATTGGAGCGTGGATCGCGTGTGATGTCCGCTATTCACAAACGATTGTATGTAGGACTGAAACAAGAATTTAAATTACTAGCCAATGTATTTAAAACGTATTTACCACAAGAATATCCATACGACGTGGTCGGTGGACAACGAAATATTAAGGTAACAGATTTTGATGATAGAGTAGATATTTTACCTGTAGCAGATCCTAACATTTTTTCTCAAACACAAAGAATTTCTATGGCACAAGCGCAATTACAATTAGCGCAAACTAATCCACAAATGCATAATTTATATAATGCATACCGATCCATGTATGAAGCATTAGGAGTAAAAGACATTAGTTCTATTTTACCTCCACCACAACAACCGATGCCAATGGATCCAAGCATGGAACACATTAGAGCTTTTGGTGCTCAACCATTCCAAGCCTTCCCTGGACAAGATCATAGATCTCATATTGAAGCACATTTAAATTTCATGCAACTTAACATGGTAAAAAATGCTCCGATGGTAATGGGTGCAGTTCAGAAAAATATATTAGAACACATTAGCATTATGGCTCAAGAACAAGTTCAATTAGAATTTCAACAAGAGTTAATACAATTACAAGCAGTACAACAAAACCCAATGGCATTACAACAGAATCCTCAAATGATGCAACAAGTGCAAATGATGACACAAAAGATTGAAGCAAGAAAAGCACAATTGATTGCAGAGATGACACAAGAATTTGCTCAAGAGGAAAACAAAATTACTTCTCAGTTTGATTCAGATCCATTATTAAAACTAAAAGCAAGAGAAGTAGACTTACGAGCAATGGAAAATGAACGTAAGAAACAAGAAATGGAGTCTAGAATTAATTTAGACAAAGCAAAAGTAATGATGAATCAAATGAATCAAGAGGAAAAATTAGATCAGAATGAAGATTTGGCTGAACTTCGTGCTCAAACTTCTCTTGATAAAACTATTTTAGCCGCACAACTTAAACGAAATGACAATAGGTAGAACACAAATGAGAAAACAAATCACAAGAGGACCTAAAAAGGTTGCAAAAGTTATGAGAGAATTCAAAAAAGGAAAACTTCATAGCGGAAAATCAGGAAAAATTGTAAAAAATCCTAAACAGGCGATTGCAATTGCACTTTCTGAAGCAAAAATGAGTAAAAAGAAGAAAAAATAATGTTACCTGCACTACAAATAGTTGCACCTTTAGCAAAAATGCTGTTTTCCACAGTTGATAAGGCTGTTGCTGATAAAGATTTAGCTGAAAAGCTAAAAGCACAACTAAATGTGCAGTTATTGCAGTCTAGTACAGAAGAATTAAAGGCGGCAGCATCGGTTATTGAAGCTGAAGCAAAGTCAAATTGGTATGTTTCTGGTTGGAGGCCTACTTTAATGTATATTTTGATCTTTATTCTAGTGTGGAACTACATTATAGGACCTATTGCTAAAATAGTTACAGGTGCTATAATCACTTTTGAACTTCCAGGAGATGTTTGGACTTTATTAAATATTGGCCTTGGCGGTTATGTAGTCGGAAGAAGTGGAGAATCGATTGCAAGAACAATAGCAAATAGGAGTAATAATTAATATGGTATTAAAATATTTTAAAGCAGCAAAAAAAGGTTATGAGATGATTAAGCCTGTTGGCAAATCTACTGTAGAAGGTAAAGGAAAAGTAGAATTAATTAAAAAGACAAATAAATCTATTAAAGAATCTGAAAAGGCAGCCCAAGAAGGAACAGAAGCACTTGAAAAAGCAAAAAAACCTTTGTCTTATTATAAAGACACTGGAGAATCATCTAGAACTTCTAAAAGAACAGTAGAAGCTGCTAAAATGTTAAGAGACACTAAACGACAAGGTAAAAAACTAAAAGAAATACAAAAAGATGTTTATAAATTAGAAACACCAATGGAGTTTGAATCTTATAAACATGGTGGTATGGTAAAACAATCATGTCAAATCAAAGGTTGGGGAAAGGCTAGAAAAAGATAATATGATGAAGATGAGTGTAAAAAAATTAAAGTCAAAAGGTATTATGAATGGTACCAAACTTAAATTAAAAAAGTTTGAGACAGAAACTAAAGGTGAATATTCTAAAAGAAAAAAATTCAAATACGGAAAAAAGGTAAAATAAAGGAGGACATATGGAAATACTAATCAAAATAAAAGATGCAGTAGTTTGGGTGGCTTGTAAAGTTCTTAACTTATTGCAATGGGTGATTTGTAAAATATTTAAAATCATTCCTTGTAAATGTAGTCACGACTGTAACTGTAAGAAGGAGAACAACTAATGAAAAAATCTATACCATTAGGAAGTAAAGGAAAAGGCATAAGAGCTTTAAAAGCAAAAGCACCAGAAGTAGCTGCAAAGATGGGTTACAAAAAAGGTGGAAAAATTAAAAAGGGATATCACATGATGCCAGGAGGCAAAATGATGAAAGGTTCTAAACACAAAGGTAAAAAATAATGATGAAGGGTTATCACAAAACTAAAAAAGGAACCATGGCTAAAAAAGGTCTTTGGTATAATATTCAACAAAAGAAAAAAAGAATTGCTGCAGGATCAGGTGAGAAAATGAGAAAAGCTGGATCTAAAGGAGCACCTACCGCTAAAGCTATTAAAAAGTCACAAGGAAAATAATGGCTGGAATGGGAATACATAAACGAGGATGTGGTAAAGCTAGAATTGCAATGGCAAGAGGAGGATCTCCAGCTTGGCAACGCAAAGAAGGCAAATCCGAATCAGGTGGATTAAATAGAAAAGGAATAGCTTCTTACAGAGCTGCAAATCCTGGTTCTAAATTATCTATGGCGGTTACTACCAAACCATCAAAATTAAAAAAAGGTTCTAAAGCTGCAAATCGCAGAAAGAGTTTCTGCGCTAGAATGAGTGGAATGAAGAAGAGACTTACATCAGCAAAAACTGCTAATGATCCAAATTCTAGGATTAATAAAAGTCTTAGAAAATGGAATTGTTAATGGCAGATGATCCAATTACTATAATCTATAAAACACAAAGAAGACTAAGAGATACTCTTCAACAAATTGGAGACACCATGATTAG